AATATGGCTAGCAAAAGAGACACGATCACAGACGTTCCGGCTTCCGGTGTAAGCTGGTTATCAGAACTAGTAAATGAACTTGCTATTGGGTTTCCCCCAAAAGGTGAGGGTTGGGCTACAATGGTGCAAATTTGCGAACAAACCGGACGAGATCATCAGTGTGTGCGCAGAATATTAAAACAACGAAACGCAGAGGTTCGTAAGTTCAAATCTGTTGCATCTGATGGGAAATGTATTATAACTCCACATTACAGGTTTTCTAAATGAGTAACGACTTTCAAAAAGCTTTAGACTTTGTGCTTAAACATGAAGTTGAGTTTGAAAAGGGCCATTATGGTGACATGAACTTTGTTCGTACTGAGCGTGACCCTAATGATCCAGGTGGTACTACCCGCTACGGGATCGACCAACGCTCTCATAACGTAGACATTGACAAGCTCACACTGGAGCAAGCAACCGAGATTTACCGCAAGGATTACTGGGAAAAAAGTAAATGTACAGAGTTGCCCTGGCCTATTTCACTGGCGCACTTTGATGGTTGTGTTAATGTTGGCATCGGCAGGGCTACAAAGATTCTACAGGAAGCTGTGGGGGCCAATCCTGATGGCGCATTTGGCCCTGCTACCAAGCGAGCAATAGATGGGGCATGTAAGGTTAGCGGAGCAAAAGCAGTAGCAGAAAATATCTGTAATATACGCAAAGCTTTTTATAATAACTTGTGCCTTACCAAACCAAACATGAAACGATATCAAAATGGCTGGCTTGCTAGATGTAGTGACTTAAAAGCAACTTTGAATCAAGTGAGTTAACGACCCCAATTTATGAGTAAACTAATGATCGCCTTAGGTGGCATGGGCATGATGCCCAAGACTAAATCCTGTCCTGACTGCGGCATGCCGCTAGAAAACAATGGATGCTGTTCCGAATGCGGCTACGGAGAAGAGCCAATGCAAGAAGAGGATGAACAAGCTGAAACTCAGGCCATGCTTGATCTTCGTGATGCACTTCAGACTGCATTGAAGTTGGTGGATCGCATGATTACCAACAACTGCGACTAATGCCAGCACAGGTATTAACTGAGGTTGACAACAACTTCATTGGGTTTAACTCACGGCTAGACCCAAGTAATCTCCAGCCTGGATTTGCTCAAGCCTCGTACAACATGAGGCTACAGCGAGGAACAGCCCAACCACGCAAGGGAACTAAGCGACTTACAGATAGTACGCTTAATGCCAAGACGATGGTTGGTTCTGGATATTATGTTGATACTAATGGGCAAGATAACATTGTATTGGTATTTACGGATGGCATTAGCGTCTATAATACCGAAACAAATGCTAATCCTATATTCCACAGCTTTCCAGCGGAAGGCGGTTATACTCGAGGAATAGCTGCCGGAGGAGAAGTGGATGTAGTGCAAGCACTGGACAAACTGTACATCTTTAGGGGCAAGGAAACCAACACCAGATACGGCACTGGAGGCGCATCCACAACTTCTGCGTTAAGCCTTACTCATGCATCTGTTGCGGCTGGGGCAACCGTTACTGTTACTGCAACGTGGGTGAATGGATACTCAACAACATACTCTGTTGGTGATGAGATTACCATTTTTAATATCACTGATAACCAGCACGCATCTTTTAATAATACGTTTATTGTAACTTCAGTTACAGGTACTACATCATTTCAGTATTCATACACAAATAATACTGGATCAACTATATCAACGTCAGGGCAACCATACCATGCATGTGTTGTTAAAGTTAAGCCTCCATTGATATGGGATGGTGGCGCAGGTGCATTAACTGTTGCTAAACAAACATCCATCAACAACAACATCCAAACTCAAACTGGATACACTCCAGAATTTGGATCAATTCCACCATCTGATTTTGGTTTTTACTTTCAAAACAGATTGGTTTGCAACATATCAAAAACTGAAATTGTTGTTAGTGATATTTTAAGTGAAAACTTTGATTTTACTGTTAATAACTTTATCATTAATCAAGGTGGGAATGATCGCATTGTTGGAGTATTGCCGTGGATTGAGAATCAGTTCTTGGTATTCATGTCTAAGTCGATCTATGTTGCTTACGTAGATCCACGATTTGACCCTGCCGCTCCTGATCAAAGCCAGATTACAGTGGTAACTACACAAGTAGGATGCCTGGCTCGCCGCAGTATTGTGTCTGCTGGTCAGTTTGTCTACTTTTTGTCAGGCAAGGGTGTGCACATGATCACTCCTGCTTTGGACTTGAAGCTTATTGGTAACACGCTTCCGTTAAGCGAACCTATTGATGATTTCTTTGATAGTGTTAATTTTGGCGCAATAGGTAAATCTGTGTCGTCGTATTATGACAACAGGTTTTATATTGCTATTCCAACTGGATCATCTACGCGTCCAGATAAAACGCTGGTGTACAATACGCTTAATCAAGCTTGGGAGACTATTGATACATATCCAACTGGATTGTATTCTGATGGCTTAGTTGTTTGTCAATACGGCCAAAAGCGCAGGTTGTTTATATTAACAAATTTTACTGGATCTACTGAATTTGGTGGTATCTTTTTAGCAGATGAAAGTGAAGTTGGAGATGAGTTTTCTTCTCAGACTGGAACTCCAATTATTCCATTTACGTTGCCAGCTACAATAACTAGCAACCAACCTCGCACAGAGCCTGTGGATGCTCGGCTGCGCTCAAGGCAATATACGTTTGATAACGTACATGAAAAAAGGTTTTTACGTGCAGAGGTGCAGTTTAATAACTCTGCTGGCGATTTAATTCGCTTGTACGCTAGAACACATGATCCAGACGTTGCCGAGACATTCATGGAATATCGCTTCAATGGATCTGACACTACAGATTCCACGCTACGCCCAAGAATAGCCCTTAGAGGCGCGTGCATGGACATGGAGACACAGTTTATAACTGGCAGACCAGCATTGAAAACGGCAGTGCTATATGCTATAGCAGCTAATCGCAACATGGTTTCTGAGGAATAATTATGGCCCAAATACAAAAAGGAACAACTTACGCAACTGGATCGCAAGTTACCGCTGACAATTTAAACGCACACGTTGATAGTGCCACTTTGCTACCAGGGGCAATTACGGATCAAGCAGCAGGAACGGCTCTTGGCACGGATTTGATATTGGTGTCAAAAGCCGGAGTGCTAAACAAGGTTACCGCAGCATCAATATCAAGCCTTGCTGACTCTGGTGGTGTATTTCTACGCACTGATGGCAGTGCCGCTATGGCTACTGGTCAGCAACTAACGCTAGGAACAACCAATCAGCTTGCTGCTTTAAATGCGACATCTAAGGGTTATGTAGATGCAGTTGCAGCAACCCGTTTGCCGCTAACTGGAGGTACGTTAACTGGAAATCTAACGCTAACAACTACAGCAGTTGTAACATTATCTAAAGATCCTGTTAATGCGCTTGAAGCTGCAACTAAGCAGTATGTTGATAGTGGAACAGTAAGTGCAAAGGCATGGGTTAATTTTAATGGATCAACTTCTACAACATGGGCGGGTGGTGGATCAACTGTCACCAGAGTGTCTGGAAGCACAACTGCAACAGTTACGACTGCAACAAACCACAATTTAATTACTGGAAATAGTGTTTATGCGTTAACAGGAGTTGTTGCTGGCATTTATGTGGTAACAGTCCTTACTGCTACAACATTTACAATTCAAACTGTTGCAACAACAGCCTTGTCTTCAGTAACAATTACATTTCAAGGATGCACAATTAGATCATCTTATAATATTTCTAGTGTAACCAAAAATGGAACTGGCGATTATACTATAAATTATATAAAACCAATGGCTGATTTGAATTCCGTTCCTATAGGAACTAGCTCATCTTTTGCAGATGCAAGTGGTCAACCCGCGGCAGGCAGAGGATCCTCTATAGTAACAGTTATGTGGAGACCAACTAGCACAGCTTTTCAAAGAGTTGTAACTCAATATACAACCGGAACTGCCAATGCATATGATTCTCAAGATATGTTTATAACGGTTTTTGGAAATTAATTAAAAACTAATGAAAAAACTAACGCTTGATTTATACGAGCGTATTGTTGATGCAGTATATGAGAAGTCGAAGCATAGCCCAGACATGGAAATTGGAGATGGCACAAGGCACAACTGTGCCGAATACATTGCATTCTACGCTATTCACAATGAGTTGTTTTGGAGTGAACGGGATGGTAAGATTTGCGGCATTGCAACTTTTCATCCTGGTCGTTCTGATTTTGGTTGGAATTGGCCAGATTTTGATAATGGATCGTGGACGCTACATCTTGTTTGGGCTGATAACGTCAATATTCTGCATGAGATGTTTGTTGAATTTTTATCAAAACGAAAAAATCCAGTTACAGAATTTTGGACGTGCAGAAATGATGGTTTGGTAGAACTTACTGAAGCAAAACTTAAAAGACTATTTTATGGGAAAAGGCGGAACTACAATTAACGCACCAGCAGCACCGAACTACCAGGAGTCAATGAAATCGATCTTGCAAGCGCAAGTTCAGATGGCTCCGGAAGTATATGCGCGCGAAGCTGAGTACCAACCTAAGTATCAGCAGCTACAAGCGCAGATACAGGCTCAATCTGCTCAAGATCAACTAAAGCTATATGGTCAGTTGCAACCGGAGTATTCCGCGCTTGAAGCTAACTATATGCGTGCGCAGCAGGCAGCGCAGCAAAAAGCATTACAAGAACAAGCTCCCGATTACCTTAAAGCTTTCCAACAGGCTTCTGGCACATATGACACCAATCAGGCATTGCAGCAATACGGCCAGCAAAAGCTAGCGCAACTTAATGCCAATGGGACTTACTTGTCTCCAGAGGAACAGCGTCAAATTGATCAACAAACTCGTGCTGGATATGCCTCCAGAGGAACGGCATTAGGCCAGCAAGCCAATCTTAGTGAGGTGCTAAATCGTTACCAGTACCGCCAAGGACGCGAGCAACAGTTGCTGGGCACTGGAATGCAACTTGGGCAGTACCAGGCTCAAGCTGCTGCTCCTGCCTTGCAATCATTCTATCAGCAACCTATGTATGCTGGCGCGTTTGGCGGTCAGGCTCTTGGTAACGCAATAGGAAGTCAGCAGCAGGCTGGCCCATCGTTGTTTAACCCAGAGTCCCAGACTGGTATGGGAAGTATCTACGGCGCGTATAACTCGCAGCTAAACCTTGCTGCGGCACAAGCGCAAGCTAATGCTGCTTCAAGTGCTGGTAAGAGCGGCATGTTTGGTTCTATTGCTGGCGGTGCGCTTATTGGGGGCGGGTTGGCATACTAATGAAACTGGGAACAAAAACTAGAGCAATAGTTGTAATTCAACGTGCACTTAAAAACGCAAGGCGACCTGCCGTACTTTGGAGTGGCGGCAAGGATTCCACTGTATTATTACACCTTGCACAGGAGATACGCCCTGACATTGAAATGATTCACTTCAAGCTGCCGTTTCTTCCTGAAAAGTACATGCATCATCATAAGGTGCAGGAAAATTTGAACATCACGGTTCACGATTGGCCGCCTGTCTCGATTGCGTTAGTCCATGGGAATGATCGCATAGACGTTTGTGAGACGTACTCTCTTGGTGAAGGCACGCTAAAGGTGATGCGTGGCACTGAGCCGTTTGAGCCTAATCATGCCTGGGTATGCGGCAGGGAATGGCTTAATAGGCCAAAAGCGCACGTAGTTAATGACTTTGACGTGTTGTTGTGTGGACACAAGAATAGTGACGAGGATCCTATTACAGGAGCAATTCCACTTGAAGTTGACCGAAAGATTCTAGGAACCAACACTGCCATGTGGTTTCCTTTGCGTAATTGGACGGACGAAGATGTTGCTAATTACATTCTGCAAAATGGAATTGCATACGACACGCAACGGTATGACTCTGATGTCGTCAGCAAGCCTGACAAGCATCTAAACTCTGACTACGTGCATACTTGCTTTAGGTGCGTTGACAAGCGCGAAGGCAAGTTTGTGCATTGTCCTAAACATAATATAGATATAGAAAATATACATGAACAAGTATTGCACGAGCAGCCAGTTAGTGCCTACTGCAATGTCAGAACTGGACTGCAAGACCTGCGGAGCTTGTTGCGCTCACAAGTGGAGCTGGCCGATATTGCGTCGAGACAGGAGTGATGCTATAAACATCCCTAAAGAGTTTATACGAGATGATTATCCGCTGCTTAAAACAGTTAACAATCGGTGCATCGCCCTCTGCGGCGAGATTGGCAAATCAGTCTCATGCTCAATTTATGAACATCGTCCACAAGCTTGTGCTAAATTTGAAAAAGGCAGTCCTCTTTGTCTAGAGGCCAGAAAGAAACTTTATGAAACCTCGTGAACTTTATAGTGGCCCTGCTCCAGCGGCTCAGGCTCAAATGGGTGCTGGTATCTTGGAAGCCGGAGCTAACATCGGACGCAGCATTCAGTCTGGATACGAGTCTATCGGCAAGAGCATCGGAGCAGGCTTGCAGGCAGTTGGCGGTGCTGTTGGCCAATATGAGACAGCTAAGTCCGCTAACAAAGTTACTGAGTCGCTACTTGGTAACGAAGAGCTATCAAAGACCATATTGGGCATAAGTGGGCAACAGCGCGTGGATATGTTGAGCAGCTTTAGAGATACCATAGCGCAACATGGACAAATGGGCGGGGCGCAGTTTTCTAGTCAGTTGCTTACTCCAATTCATGAGTACGCTCAAATTGGCAGGCAATATACTCAGCAACAAGAATTAGCTAAAACAGCAGCAGATGCTTCAAGGTATAATGCTGAACTTGGAGCAGAAACCAGTAGGTTTGTTGGTGCACTTCCGTATGGCATGCCAAAAGGAGGAGCAGGGGTTAGCGCATCAACTTTTATTCCCCCTGTTGCTGCGCCTTCTGTTGTTCCTGGCCCAGAGCCTTATACTAATGTTCCAGCCAGCCAAGTAGAGGCTTTTAAGAGTGATCCAAATAATTTAGGGGTGCCCGTTACTGCCGAAGGATTAGCTGCGTGGAGTGCTAATTATCTTAAACAAAAGAAAGCAGCAGGATCAACTGCAACTCCTAATCTTAGAATGGGGCCTTAATAAATATGAACGACCGCATCGCATCTACAATGCAGCAAATAATGGAGTTTAGGAACCAGATGCAGCAGAATCAGCTTGAACAAGATAAGCAACAAGCTGCTGCGTTACGGGAATATCAGCAACAAGCTGCGCCTGTTGGTGAATCAGCCCCAGCAACTCAGCCTGCTGCGCCCGCTGTTGATCCAAATGCTTTTGTTTATAAGGCAGACAAATACGAAAAAGATCGCCAAGATATTATAGCAAAAAAGGGATTTGGATATAATAAAATTTTAGAAATGAGGCTTGATGAGCCTACTTCTAAAAATGTAAGAGAAATGTTGGAAAATCAGTACGGCCCAACTCCTGCACCCTTCAATTTATCTCCAGAGTATAAAACGGCACAAGATAGTGTTGATAAAATCAACGAAAAGTCTCGCACAACCCAGACGCTAGGCACTCAATTAGATGTAATGCGGAAATATCTAGACGCTGGCGACAAGCAAGGAGCTTTGACGTTTGCTAAAGAAGTGATGGCAAAAACAGTAAATTCGCTAATTAGTTCTGATGCAGTTAGTATTGGTGAAGCATTTATGCGCTATCCCACGTTGTTGAATGCTCCAGAAATGGCAATGCTAGGTGACAGAAAAAACGGACTGACTAACACCATACTTACAAGATTAAGCGGCATGTCTGCGGATGAACTTAAAAAGCTAAATGTGCTTGGTGCCTTAAAGAAAGCATACAACGCAGATCCAGAGGCTTTTTACGAGGCAACCGCTCACGCTTATAATGCTTCTGCAATTCCGTTTAATAACGAGATGCACACAGTTATTGAGCGCACAAGCCCCAAACATGCATTTGATATGGGAGTAAGACCCCTTGCAATGTTTGGGGTTCGCAGCGCAGATCCTGTTGAACAACTTAAGAACTCTGAAGATTTTCGCAAAAAACACGCAGACGATCCAAAAGCCAGTCAATTTGTTAATCAATTTAGAGGCTACGATATTCAGGCCATTACCCCAACAGTAATGCGAGGTGGAAGCCAACAGGGATCGCCTAATTTAGCATATCCAAGTGGACAGGCAGCTTCTGTGCAGCCGTCAACACAAGGCCAAGCAGCGGCCCCTAGCGGCCCAGTATACGGCCCAGTGAAAACATATGGCTCAACTCCATTCACTGTTATAAAATAATTTAATATGGAACAAAATCCAAACCCTAATGCTGGGCTTGAGGTGTTAACTGATGTTGTTCCTGCTGGAACCACCATTCAACTTCCTAATCATTTTGATGAGAATGGCAATCCTGTTAAATTACAGATCAACCAGGACATACGGCAAAAAGACCTACAGCAACAACTTGATATTCATTATCCAAATGATGTTAATGCGCTGGCTAGGCAGATGGCGTTTGGTTCTCCCGATCAAGCAAGCAGAGTAACTCAAGAGCAGTTCAATGATGTGCTTGATGCTGCTTCTGCTAAAGAAGAAGTAGATAAGGTTCGCGGTATAAAGTCTGATAACCCTGGCTTTTTTGCTTTAGCGGGGAATGTTCTTCCTCATATTGTTTCTGATATTACTCATGGCTTGGTTGAAACCGCCAAACAGGTTGGTATTGCTGGTATGCCAATGGTTGGTGGGTTGCAAAATGCCGAAAGTTTTAAGCAACAAAGCTATGCTGTTGCAAAGCTTGTAGAAGGCGTTGCCGAGGGAACTGAGCAGTTTGCTAATGCAACTGAACTCCTTGCAAGGGCTGGATTGTTGCAACAAAGTAATGTCAATAAGTATGCGATGTATAATATCGCAAAAGACATGGAGTTAAACGACCAGCAACGCAAGGCTGGTGATACTCTTTTATTTGGTCAAAATCCTGAGATTGGAGCAAGTGCTGCACTAACCAAGAATGTTCTTGATTTAAGCTTGATACTTCCTGGAGTCGCAAAGCTTGCTGGAGGATTAAGCAGGGCGGGAACCGAGGTGGCCGCTCAATCCATAAAGGCACTAGCCGAGGAAACTGGCGTTGGAATGGCTAGGCAGCTTGCTGGCAATGTAATGGCTGCGACTGGTGATAAAATTGCTGCTGGGGCAAATGCAACGCAAGTTCTTACATCTTCCTTAAAAAAAGGAATTGGCGTTGGTGGACAAGTTGCTGCTGGCTTAGGCGCAATCCATGTAGCAGAAGAAAACCCATACTTAGCAGGTGGTCTAGCCTTGCTTGCTGTTGGTGCTCCGGCAATAGGAAGTGTTGTTGGCAAAGGAATGCAGTTTGCAGGAAAGGCCCTTGCAACTGATTCAGCGGTTCTTGCTGGCAGAGAAATCCTTCAACAAGGGTCTAGAAATGCTGCTGAAGACTTTGCTATTAGAACAGCACTTAGTCTTACACCTCCAGATTCTGTTGTAAGAACCATTGGCAGTGTGCTGGATTCTTCGGTGCATGGTGCTGCTATTGGGGGTGGGCTTGCCTATGGACAAGCAATGTCTGATCCATTTGCTTCCGCTGGCGAAGTGGCACAAAACACTATTGTAGGAGCAGTTGGCGGTGCTGCGGCTGGCATGACTTTAAGTGGAGCAACTCACTTAGCTTTTCGACCAGAGTTTAGCAAAGGTGCTCGTGACTTAAATTACGCACGAAATGTTGCGGCTGACATTCAGTCTAGGCCAAACGAGCGCAGTGTTATAATTGACAATCAAGAGATCAAGTCCAACGACAAAGACAACAGAATCAATCTTTTAGTTAGAAGCGACATCCCTACTGGAGATAAGGCCAGAATCAATTCCGTACTTAGGAGTGCTGAAGCTGCGGGCCATGATGTTATTTTTGTAAATAACGACACTGCACTTCCAGATATGCTGGGTGGTAGGGGCGAGCAAATGGGTAAGGGCGTTGTGGTTTCAAATGATGCCAGCACAGGCAAGAGCACGATCATAATCAACTCTGATAAGATCACTCCGGCCTCAGCTATTGAGGAGGTTTCTCATGCTGTGATTGGCGATCAGATGGCAACTGATATTCTCAAGAGTTTGATGAAAGAAGGCGGCGGGATTAGCGGTGCGCTTGATAAGCTAACGCCGTTTGCAGATCGCTATATCTCAACGCAACGCGAAAGCAATCCAGCCGCAGCGGACGCGCTTAAAGCCAAGCTTGACATAGCCAAGCAAACAAACATTTCGGAGAATGAGCGGATGGCAGCACTGCTTCCTATTGTGCATGAGTATGCGGCAATGGGTAGTGGCGAGATGCTAAAAGGTCGTCCTCCAGAGTTGCTAGAAACTGGCATCTCTCGAAATGTGTGGATAAATGCTGCACACAATGTTCAATCTTCGCTTGGAATGCTTCCTTCTGGAGCAACCAAAGATCCAATTACTGGCTTCTTTTGGAAAGACGGCAAGATCACGGACGACAAAGTTTTGCAGGGCGTTTCCAAAAATATTAGCGACTTTATCAAGTCTGGAAGAGCCCCAGTTGGCATTAGTGCAGTCCCATCAGACGTACCAATCGGCACAAGGAGAACCGCTGGCAAGTCTGCGGAGCCTCCTAAAACGGGATATGAACCTGGGGACATTGCACCTGATGGTGGTCGTGTGGTTGGTGAAGTTCCTCACGTTCGCTACGAAGACAAGGTAGTTGACCAAAAGACGGGACAACTGCGGCAATCTAAAAAGTCAGAACAAGACAAGATTCATGGCGATGTATTTAAGTTGGCATCCAAAATACTTGGCACAGAAAACATTGACCCACAGAGATGGGAACAAGGCATTTATGGCGGTAATGTGTCGGTTGGCAATGGCGGTAAACCAATTATCTACAAGGACACGCCATTGTCCACGGCGGAGTTAATGGGGTTGTTCTCATTAAAAGATCACTTTGGCAACTTTATTATTAAGCCAGAAAATCAACAGCATGTTGAATTACTCAACGCATCAATAGGTACTGGCAATATTGTTAATCTTGATAGTGTTGTTAATCTAAACAGAAATACATCTAATCGAGATTATAAAACTAGAGTAAATGGCAAGGCGTTAATACTTGGCTTTCAGCAAACACCAAAGGGTGGGATACATGTATTAACCTATGATTTATCATTGCTTGATAACTTAATAAATCATGAACGTGGAATAACTGAAGTAATTAATAAAGCACTCAAAGAGTACAAAATTAACTCTTTAGATGACGCTGTGCCTTATGTTAAAGCCTACCTTGAGAACTTATCTCAAAGTCAAGCAATGCCATCGGCATTTAAGCTGGCATTAGTTGCTCCAGATGGAGCTAGCGCAACAAGCGCAACAGTGCTGCGAGATGTGTTTCATTTGGCTGGAGGATTGGATCAAAGGGCAGAAAGCACCACAGACAGGCTATTAAATCAACCTCTCAAAGAAAGGTTTGAGGGATTAGTTGAGCCAGGAAGACCTCGTGATCAAAGCGTGTTCAACAATCGTCGCCTTGACGATATTCTCGGTGCTTCTTTGTATCAGCCTGAGGGATCTCCGGTATCCATCAAGGTAGATAAGAGCAAGATGATCAGCCGTTACAGGGCCAACTTCAGCCCTGATACATCTCCTGTAGAGAATCTAGGAGACAGCAAAGTCATCACTGATCCCATTGCAAAAGAGCGGATTATTGTTAATCCAAATGGCAAGGCCACTTTGTTCTTGGAAAATGGCAGGAAAGTTGTGCTTGCATCTGAGCAAGAAGCAATCGACTACAGCAACAAGGAGCTGGCAAAGTCTCGTGCAAGGTTCTCTCCATCGTCCAGAGAAGACATGCCTGAAGGCCCAGTTTTCACGAGAGAACAAGCCCAGCAAAGAATTGACAGTGCTGCTGATTGGGAATTTGTCTCGATGCTTAAAGATAGGGACAAAAATCAAAAAAGAATTGAACGCACCTATAACAGGTTTTTGACTTCAGATAAATCCTCAAAGCGCATTGAGGCACTTAATAATGCTGTTGATGTTATTCAAGAAAACGCTGGCATCAAGATCGACAAAAACAAGTTTCCGTTCTACACAGAGCGTGGTGGTGCTCCTGCCCTATATAGGGAAATGCAGCAGTCTATAAGTAAAGCATATCCTGAACTTACTGATCTATTTAAGTTAGGTGAGCTTGAACATCAAGTCCAAGGAAAAAAATCTTTTGGAATGTCTCTTGATCTATTTCCCGTAATAGAAGGACGAGAGACATACTCAATGAAAATTGGACGAGAAATGTCAGAACTTACTGACAAAATTGTCCAAAAGTTTAAAGGCAAAATTTCAAATGCTGATGCTCTTAAAAAGGCAACTCAGGTCTATGATTCAATCACAAATGTCTTTTCTAAGACAGAACGTGATCTGGTTACGGACAAAATAAACAACGAGTTCATTGCTCTTGTTGACGCAACCAGACCATCTTCTGGAGGTCAAAATGTTCGCTTCTCTCCAGATACAGAAGGCTACCAAAGATACACGGCAAAGGAAAAGAAGCAGCTAGAAGTGTACATTCGCAATAAAGATATTCGCGATGGCACTGCGTTTAAGGAGCTTTGGGCGGCACACGATGCCATGTTGCGTGGCAGGCAAGAAACAGAAGGCGGCGACATTCCTGCTTGGGTTCAAGCAAAAGAAATACGTAGCGACATTGAACGTGAATCTCAGACTTTGATGCGGAAACGCAGGAAAATGGCACAGACCATTCGCGAGGACTCGATTGCATGGCAAGCAGAAGACAAGCCTCCAGTTTATGATCCTGAGTTGATTGAACCTAGCAAGGGCCGCAAGCCAAAGCTTGAGCGCAGACAAATGTCTCAATCAGAACTAGAAGCTGTGACCGAGGCTGCTGGTTATAAGCCACCAGTTGGCAAGCCCGCTGAAGTTCGGCCAAGTCAAGTTGTGAAACCTGGCACAACACTTAAGTCCTTGCAGGATCTTACTGGCCTGCAAACGTATGCGCCTAGTCCCAAGGCTGAGGCTGTTGTGGCTGTACAAGCTGCACCAACAACAAGGCCAAATGTGACGGATTTAATTTCACAAAAGCGTGTTCCGTTTAGGGTTATACCGATTAAAACGGAAACTGTTACTGGCTTTTTAAAAGAGCTTTCTGGCAGCAAAAGTGCGCTTTATGAACAAGCCGTACAACAACAAATGGCATCTGAGCCAACCACTTATACTGAGCCTCGAAAGGCGGCAACGCCTCCTCCACTTCCTCCAAAGCAGACAGCCGTTGAAGGCTTGGTGTCTGCCATAGATGATCCTGCCATTCCTCCAACTCACATCATTCAACCTATGCCAAGCGGCAAGTTTAAGGTGTGGTCAGTTGGCAGGCAAGTTGTTGACGCCATTACAGAAAGCTATCAAGACGCTGTTAAAGCGGCCCAAATCAAACGACAGGCCGAACAGAAGGTGAAATCAACCAGAATGCGCCGTTATGCCCCTTAAAAAATCTTCCTCAGACAAGGCTTTTACCCAGAACTTAAAAGCAGAAATCGGTGCTGGTAAGCCACAGAAACAGGCAGTTGCTATTGCGTATGCCGTTCAAAGAGAAGCCGCTAGAAAAGAAGCAGCAGCACGCAGAAAAAAGTAGTTGACGAGCAATTGGAAACTGGGTCGAATGTGCTCACCAAGTTGATCGCCGGAATGCTCTGGTGGCTTGGCAAAACAGTACAATACGATACAGAAAATGAAAGTTGCTAAAATTCAGGACATTGAAAACCTCGCAGATGGTTCCATTATTGGCGAGATGGTAGTGAAAGTTAAGGCGGCATTTGATGCAAAAACAGGACAAGGTAAGTACGGCCCTTGGCGGGTACAGGCTGCGATTCTTACAGATGCTACGGGTGAGATCCGTGCAAGCTTCTGGACGACAGAAGACATCAAGGCGATGGTTGGACAGACCATTACCATCAAGTCACAAGGTGGAGCGAAAGGACTACAGGGCTTAAAGGTTAAGCTGTCCACTCATTCCGGTAAAAACGAGTTGGATATCTCCGAAAAGGCTGCGATCTATGATCAGGCCAAGAACGCTTTTGAAGAGTACTCCGGTGCGGTAAAAGCCAACGCTCAGATTGCCAAGTCTGCGGGATCTGTTGCTGACGCCAAGCGCGTTTTGTTTCAGAAAGCGCAACTATATGTTGAGTGCGTGAAAGCGGCAGACTGGATTCGCTCACAGCACGAGTTGACTCAGGATCACTTCCAAGCTGTTGTGTCCACACTATTCATCAGTGCCGATAAGCAGAACTTGGCGAATGCCTTTCCTGCTTCACAGGCAAAGCCATTGGAGCTTGAGGTTGACGAGATCCCGTTTGTCACCCCAGCTAAGGACGAGTTTGAATCTGAAAACGGCTGGTAATGATTGAGGACATCTGCATAGCACTGGTGTGCCTTGTTATTTTGTACACAGTCGCATTCAATCAATGAACCAACGCCAAAAAGGTGCTCGTGGAGAGCGTATGTGGCGTGATGAACTTCGCAACGCTGGCTTCACCGCAAGGCGGGGCCAGCAGTTTGCGGGGGGAACAGATAGCCCAGACGTAATCTGCGAAGAACTTAGCGGCATTCACTTTGAAGTGAAGTGTGTGCAGGCATTAAATTTGGAGACTGCCATAGCCCAGGCATCACGGGATGCTGGCGACAAGAAGGACTGGGTAATCGCTCACAAGCGAGATCGCCTTCCTTGGAGGGTCACTATGTCTCCCGAACTCTTTTTCAAGCTACTCCGTGATGGCATGGACGGCTTGAAGTAACACTTTTCCCTTGTGTTAACTTAATCTTGTGGCGAGACGAGCCGCAAGGGATAAACGGTGGGGCGCGTCATCGAGATCAACGCGCAACTTAAACCTAAATTATGAAACTAAAACTGTCATTTGCATACAAACTTACGGACGCTCAAGCGGTGAAGCGCATTCGTGAACTTCCCGAGGACTATCAAGCGATAGTTGCTCGCATCATCTGGTGGGATTACTTTGCAACACGCATGTCCGTGAACTGCACTAGGCTATTTGATGAATGGCTTGTTTGGCCAGATCCAGAATTACCTTGGCCGGAACAGCCGGAGTGGATGAGTATTATTCCACATTTAATATATGCTGGCTTTCCTCCACAATTAGCAGTTAAACGCTTGCAACCTAAATCAGTTTATATCCAAAAAGAAAAACGCAGTCACAAAAAGAAATAATATGATAAAACTTACAATAACAACAAAGGCAGGAACTACAGTTAGCTTAGACATCCCAGAGGTGGACGAAGTAACGCTCGAAAATAAGCTTCACGAAGCCCTGTCTGCTGTGGTCTATCCAGACGGCTATGACACCCCAGTAGAATCGCCAGCTACGGCCCAAGAAACACGCCAAGCTAGTAGCAACGATGAGGAGGTTTCGAGGGTTGATTGTTTTGGTGAGACGTTCTTACCTTCGGACTTGTTACCGTCAGCAAAACGATATAAGTCAGTACAAGAAATGCTCTTAGCACAGGGAATTGATCTTGCAATCCTCGCGAGCGATACCGGGGAAAAGATGGAGGAAGGGGAGGTAGGAGGGGAAGAGAGGGGTTGCAAGGGGGGAGAAGGGGAGGTGGAGGGGAAGGAGGAAGAAAAACCTGAGAGAATTTATGATCTTGATCATACCGTGGAGACCGCTTTGGACTTATTCCAGTTTCCTTGTGAGAATGGTATTTACATACCACCAATGCAGTTAACCCGCGATTTCGTTTTAGCATTTGGAGAGGAGCATACAACAAGGGAGTTTCTTAAAGCTCGTTCATGGCTAATTGCCAATCCAACTAATCGTAAAACTCAACGTGGAATGGGGCGGTTTCTTAATGCTTGGTTATGTCGTGAAGCAGGCATGAAACGTACTCCGATTAAAGAATCGAAAACCATAAAATCAGACTCATTATTATCGAATGGAACAGAAAACTCGCAGGGTTGGTAAGGCAGATATTGACTTGTCCAAGGTTCCGCTCGCAACTGAGACTGAGAAAGGCATAGCCAGCATCGCGGTTAACCACCCCGATGAGTTTGTGAAGGTAACGGCTGAGAAAAGGTTTTCTCCACTCGACATCTTTCATCCACTCAGCAAGGCAGTTGTTGAAGTGGTGCTATCTCAAGCTTCTCGCAGTTCCGAGTGCGATATTAGGATCGTGTTTGAGAAGGTGCGCGAACGCTTGCCTGACGTTCAGTTTCACGAGTTGTCGGACATTTACACGCTAATGCCAATCAAAGGCGCACTGCCGGAGTACATCCAAACAGTGCGATCTGTTGCAAAGCGTAGGACATTAATGGCAGTGTTGGCGCAAGCTAACATGGACATTGGCGACGCGCAGATTAGTACCGCTCAGTTGTTATCGGACATATCCATGCAGGCAGACTCGCTTAGTCACGAGCTAGCTCCACCGTCTCCAATGGATACCAAGAAACTGTTGATGGAGGCCATTACACGGTACGAAACAGGAGACGATCACACAGAGCGAATCAGAACAGGCTACAACAAATTAGACAATCTAACCCCAATCCGCTACGGTGACTTTTTGGTTATCGGCGGCGAAACAAAGTCCGGCAAAACCATGCTGGCACTCAACATTATAGCAAATATCATATGCAACTTATCAACCTCACCCCACATCGCATTAACGTCCACGGAAAAACCATTGAACCAACAGGGTATGTTTCCCGCATAAACAGCGTGCAGAGCCAGGTCGAGTTAATCGACGGCATTCCGATCCTTGTTTCAACCGTTACGGAAGCTACACACTTACCCCCGCCTGAAAAGGGAGTTTACTTCATCTGTGCTGCTATCGTGCGCTTGTCAGCACCGCATCGGAAGGACTTGCTGTCCCCCGCAAAGTTGTTGCGTGATAACAATGGTTCTGTAGTTGGCTGTGCAGCATTTGAGCGTAATCCATGAATGTAATGCCAGCAAACGCGACTGGTTGGTTCTGGCATTGTCTTGCCAGAGAAATAGGACGCATTGGGCACTTGTTTAGTCCAGGTGCAGAACGTGGCCCGTGGCCTTGGATGCCTTATGCGTTAGATAATGGCGCATTTAGCGCATGGGATCAGAGCAACAACATCTGGAACGAATCGAAATGGGATATCAACGCATGGCATAGGATGATCTTTTGGGCGCAAACACAAGAGCAGAAACCATTGTGGGCGATTGTGCCTGATTGGATTGGTGATGGTCAAAAAACCATTGAGCGTTATCACCAATTCAAAGCTGAAATTCCCTTTCCGCTAGCACTAGCAGTGCAAAACGGGATGACGGCAGAGGCAGCTCGTGAATTGAATCCAGAGGTTATTTGCGTTGGTGGCACTACCGAATGGAAATGGGAAACCGTAGAGATGTGGGCAAAAGAGTTTCCGCGAGTCCATGTTCTCAGGGTCAACAGTCCTTCAAAGTTGGATTACCTTGAATCTTTGGGGATTGAAAGCTGTGACGGCACGGGCTGGAATCGCGGAAGTAGGGATCAAACCATAGGCTTGGAACTATGGGCAAGAAAAAATCCACAACCACGCACGGATTTGTTAACCCCATATACTTGCAGGCAACAACGTGACAAATTACAAATTACATTTGCATGAGCCCGCATGAGTTACACAAAAACTGGAAAATAAACATGAAAATGGATGTTGGCTTGATTGGCCTTGCTGGAAGCGGCAAGGATACGGCAGCTATTGGCTTGGTTGCTAATGGTTGGCTTAGAGAAGCGTTTGCGGATCACTTGAAACATTTGGCCCTTGAGTTTGGCTGGAATGGGATTAAGGACGCAAAGGGCAGGGCATTACTGCAAGACTTGGGAATGGCTGGCAGAAAATACAATCCTGACTGCTGGGTTGAACATATAACTTACAAGTTGAAATTGCAGTTGAAGTACCGCGAATTATGGCCGCGAGTCTGGACGGATGTCAGATTCCAAAACGAGGCTGATTTTGTCAGAAACAGGGGTGGAATCATCATCCGAATCAACCGCCCAGAAATAATTGCAGAAAAACACGAATCAGAGCTAAAGCAATCGGACATAGTTGCCGATTACACTGTAGACAACATTGGAACGATCCAAGAGTTGCGAGACAAAGTGCTAGAAATCACCAAACAACACAATAGATAAGATTATGATATACAGAAACATGCCAATGGCCGAATACCGAGGACAGCTTGGATTATCCAAGCATCAATTAGACGACTTTGCAGTTGCTCCGTCCTACTACCTGCACCGCAAGCAGCAGGAATGGAAGCCGTCCCGATCAATGGAAATGGGCACGCTCATTCACGCTTTGGTGCTAGAGGGGCGTAAGGAGTTTGCAGTTGGCCCGCAAGTTGATCGTCGGACTAAGGATGGCAAGGCCGAATGGCAAGCCTTCTGCGAGGAGAACATCGGACTGACTATCATTAACGACGAGGAAGCGGCAGTGATTAAGGGCTGCTACGAGTCTGCACTGCCATTGCTTGGCAAGGTAAAAGCTGACTTTAACGATGACGTAGAAATGTCCTTGTTTTGGCAGAGGAAGGGCATTCACTGCAAGGGCAGGCCGGATCTTATCGGTGAGATCAACGGTGAACTTGCCATCATTGACCTGAAGACAACCAATGACATTCGGAACTTCGATAGCAGCTTCTATCGTTTTCGCTATGACGTGCAGGCGGCGTGGTATCAGCGCGGGGCAAAGATTGCTATGAACCTTGAGGAGATGCCAGCGTTCTGGTTTCTTGTAGTTGATACCGAGGCTCCGCACTTGGTGCAGTTCATGCGTTGCTCTACTGAGTTGTTAGAGCAGGCTAATGAGCGAATTGAAGATGACTTGACCTACTTCAAGAAGTGCCAGAGTGAAGACGTTTGGCCTGGGTTGCCGGAGATGAAGTTGATTTTGCCCCGCTCTTGGTAATGGCAATTCCTAAAGCGTATGCAGTACTTAGGCGCACGGAAGTAATAGGCGACAACCTTAAGCTTCCGCGCCCTAAGATCACCCAAGACGTAGCACTTATTGGAGACAAGGAAACCTGTATGGAGTTTCTGGAAGAGATGTCCAGACTTCTCGTCAATCAATCTACCGACATAATTAGAGTAGACTTAACGTGCGTACCCTACACAGGACAAAGAACATATAACTCAAAAGAAGTAACAAAAAACAATGGCAAACCTAAAAGTACTTAAAGAATTGAAGCAGAAGATCTGCGACTTAGAGCAAGAGATCATCAAGTTAAAGCTGGAATTAGCTGCTAAAAAGTAATGAAGCCAGGAATACTTGTAGTATCGCTGGAAATGCCAGCCAGCCAGATTATTGACCGGATGGTGGCTAAGATTGGCAACATCTGCCTCCGCAGTTTGTCCGAGGGGATTAAGTTGGAACCTCAGATGCGAGGAGTCCAAAAAGCTCTGAGCATCTTGAGCAACACGAACATCGTCATCCGTGACGACCTGCATGACATTGCAAGCATCATTGCCACTGCTCGCGCTATGGCTAAGTCTGAAGGTGGCCTCAAAATCCTCCTTGTGGACTATATTCAGTTAGTGCGGTGCGAGCTGGGCCGTGAAGGCACTCGTGAGCGTGAGGTTGCCGAGGTTAGCCGTGGGTTGCGGCTACTTGGCCTTGAGTTGAAGTGCTTGGTAATCGGCATCACCCAGCTTAACGAGCAGGGTAAGGCCCGTGAGTCACGAGCAATTCAACAGGATGCAACGTGTATTATGGCCATCAAGATGGACGAGGAAGCTGGCGAGACTCGCACAATCGGCATCCCGTACCAACGAAATGGCCCTTGTGGAGTACAGACAACATTGAAATTCAACGGGAGGACTGCATCATTTCTTGATGCTTAACTAAAATATGAACAACGAAAACCACAGCTTAATGCTAAATCAAATTTCCTCTTACGTGCAGGATTTTGCGGAAACAACAGAAGACAGCACATTGCTTTGTGTGTTGCGGTTGTTAGCGGCTTATCACAAACTTAAACACGAACTTAAAACAGCAGAACTTTACAGAGCGATTGAACGCGAGGAGGACAAAATATGACCGACGAACAAATTAACGCGGCGATTGCCGAGGCGTGTGGGTGGGAGGCAGTTTGCGTCGATGGAGGCTCTGGATACTACAAGGGCTTTGACAATGGCGCGGAACTACGGCCAGACCTCCCAGATTACTGCACCGACCTCAACGCAATGCATGAGGCGGAGAAAGTATTAACCAAAGAGCAGGTGCGAGAATATCAAACTTACATGTACGACATGGCGTGCAAGATCGACAACACTTGTGGCAGATGGATGCCATATAGCGCAACGGCTGCATACAGGGCAGAGGCGTTTTTGCGAACGCTGGGCAAATGGGAGGAGGCAGAATGAACGCAGAAGAGACCGTAGCAACAGAGATCATCCTACTTGAGGCCGAGCGTGAGATTGACAGGCTTAAGGCTGAGTTAGCAGAAACGCGCAGCATCCTCGAAAAGGAACGTGCATTTCATCTTAAGATCGCATTCCGAGCAGACAAGCTGCACCTGCAACTCCAGGCTATCCGCGAGTCTGCTTTCGGAGAGTTGGTCAGCATCACTGCCGGAGAACCGGAAAACATGGGAGGTATACAGGAAATAGAATGAAACCCAAACCTAAACGCAAACCACCGACATATAAGAACCCTGAAGCTAGAGCAAGGCAGCTAGCCGGACTAGCCAATGTCCGGATTGCTGATCATGTGCCAAATTTTGAGCATATCGAAAAGGTTAACGCTGGCGGTGCGCTAGCCTCTGTGAGCGATGAGCAGAAGAAACAGATCGTGGACATGTACTGCAAAGGTATGTCTCTGCGTGCTATCTCTGACGCTATGGGAGTAAGCAAGGATACAGTAAACGGTGTAAAACAATCACTGCTTGATCATGATTCACAGTTTCGCAATCAGATGTTTAAGCTATCCATCAAGGAGAAGCTACAGAGGGTAGCTGACGGGGCTACTGAGCGCGTTCTTGAGCGGCTGCATGAGATGAGTGATAAGGATGCTGTGCTGGCTATGGCCATATCCATAGACAAGCTGGCCATCATGGACAAGTCTGCTGGGCCAGAAACGCTACATCAACATGTGCATCTGCATCAGCCTATGGAGATCAATAATATATTTGCCAGTGCACAACAAATAAAGGAAATAGAATAATGAAAGATAACATGAATCCAGTTAATGCAGTGGGAGCCTTGTGCGAGATGATGCACCATAAAAAGCTTCGTGAGTTTAAGGTGGATGTAGGATTAAATAACGGTGAACTTGATGGTGCTCGATATTTAGTGGTTATCACAAAGATAGAAGAAGAAGTTGAGGAGGAAGTTGAAATGCAATTATAAATTTTGATTTTCGTTTAGCGATTACAATTTTGATTTTGCATTTTAGATTTTGATTTTGCTTTCAAAAATCTGATTTTGCTACAGAAAAATAGGATGCCTGGGCTGGTAACGGCCTGGGCTTTCTTTTTGCTAAAGTGGTTAGCTCCATCATAATAATTAGTGATACGTTTATCTGTTAAAACAGCTTGTCCTGGCTGCGCCGATTATATTAATAAAAACGACCGCTTTGGTGATGAGCTAAAAATTCTTTGAAAAAAAGCTATACTTGCCGCCCCTTTATTCCGATTCTCTTTGCGGGGAGCATTCCGTTTCCCTACTTATACCTAAAAAGCTAAAATGAAAAACACTACAAACACCACACTAGAAAACTTCACCCTTTCCGATACTAGCAAAATGCCTTGCAAATCGTGGAGCGTCACCGCTTTAGCTTGCAGTGTAGGCTCCAAACTTGCGCAAGTCTCTGGCTCTGTGTGCCATGGATGCTACGCGCTAAAGGGATTCTACCGAATGCCCAACGTAGCGAGCGCGTTGCACAATCGCCTTTCGCTGATGGCTTTACCGGGATGGCATAGGGCGATGATTGCAAAGATTAAAGCCGAAGAAAAGTCGGGCTTCTTTCGTTGGTTTGATTCGGGAGATTTGCAAAGCCTGCGCAATCTCAAAGATATCGTGCGCATTGCCATAGCCTTGCCGAAAATTCGCTTTTGGTTGCCGACTAAGGAATTCGGAATCGTTTCAGAATACTATGAACTATACGGGCCATTCCCTGATAATCTAAACGTGAGACTATCCGGGTACATGGTGGACAAAGCAGGACCCGATTCTCTCGCCGAGAATATGGGACTCACCACAAGCGAAGTGCACACAAAGGAAGGCGAGGCGCAAGAAAAGCATCTTTGCCCTAGTTCAAAGCAAGGGAACAAATGTTTAGACTGTCGAGCATGTTGGTCTAAAGACGTTCAAACTGTTGTTTATCGCCTCCACTAACATGATCACAGATTTACTTTCTCTTTTCATTTACACACCTATTATTCTTTGGTTTCTAATCTACATAAACAAATGACTACACTGATACTACTCGGCATTATCGTCCTGCCTATCGTTGGCACATGGGGGATAGGTTGGCTGCTAGGTTGGATGGATTAGCAAAGCACTAGCACTAGCAAAGCAAGGGCCGTCCTCACAAGGGGCGGCCTTTTTGCTGCGCAGGTGTAGCGGGTAGCAAAGGGAGCAAGGGTGATGGCGTAAGGGAAGGGTGTGATACAAGGGAATGGGGCGAATGCGTTCACGTGTCCAGGCATCATATTCAACGCTTTTCTTATCATTAACCCGCTATTTCTTATCGTTAAACGTGTCTCACCTTTCTCTGTAATGTGTGCCATCTTCATTCATATCATCGGCGCGGTTCGTATCATTAGAACATATGCAAAGGGGGGGAGGGGGTTGAGCCAGGAGCTAGCGGTGAATCGCCAACGCATCCCCCCACCCAGATTTTTTATTGCCAAATGGGCCAACGCGGCTAGGCTGGCCACTTAATTCGTGCTATAAACATAGCCGTGAGACAAACAACTATAATAAATCATGAGCGAGAAACACGTATTTACAGTAAGCGACAAGCTGGTTAAGCTACGAGATGGTGCGTCATATGACATAGCCAACTATGTGGAGGGCGTTGATTATGTTCAGCGCAAGATTCGATATGGCACCAAGGTTGTGTTCCGTAAGGGTTTTCTTGGTGAAACACACAAGATCAACTATAAGTTTGATGGCAATACAGGGCTTAAGATTCAAGATGAGCCACAACATGCTAGCATTAATCATAAAGGCTCAGGCATTAAACTTAACGACGCCGAGCCGCAGCAGCCTGTTAGTGACGCTTTTGAGGGGTTGCTGCCTGAGCATTGCCCAGTGGTTGAGTGTAAAGTTATGAAGATCCACGCTAATTATAAGTGGGTGGATACGGATAAAGGACGTGTTTGGGTTGGCTTAAAAGGTAGCAACTTGCGCTTAGGCCAGATCATACGAGTTAAAAATGGTGAGTTATATTTAAAGCGCGTTTAACTTAATATGACGTCTATCTTACAATCTAGCGTGTTTAAGTTAGTTAAACTTAGCTTAGTAGCTATAGTTGCTTTAGTAGCTACTAGCCGCTGCGCTGCGCTCCGCTCTCGAGCAACTGCCGTTGCTCTCACTGGCGGTAGCTATTCTCTCTCTCTAGTAATAAAACAACAATCCGGTAATGAGAATTCCAAGTGAGCATAGTACCCCCAAGACTCAGCATCACTGCTTATCTTGGGAGTGTACTAGCTTAAAGCAACGATCCGTATAAAGTATCATCCGTTGTTTCGCATTCGCAGTGCTGGCTTATAGCTACCCGTTCAACAAAGCCTTAATCTCTATCGTGGATGACTGCGCAGTACTTGTAAGTTCTTGGACACCTACAATTTTTAATCCAGCCCGAGAGGAATAGCTGGAACTATAGTCTTCAGCAGTGAGTCCATCTTTCAGGTGCTATCTCAGTGCCTACACGGCAGACCTATCATTGGCCTGCGAGAGAAAAGCTACAGAAAAACAACTACCATGTCAACAGTTCAGCACGAAAAATTGATAGAAAAATTGCTCAAGTTTCCTTTGCAGGAACATCCTCTAATGCCAGCACCTACGACAGATCAGAGGTTGGCAATGATTCAAAATGTTGGGCCGGAAGAAACGATGCGCTTGTTCTTGCTCAGGGAGAACAGGATCAAGGTTGAGCAGGATGATCCGTACCGATATGGAACAGAGTTGCAGGCTTGGCCGGACGCCGACAACATCTTAAACACACACAACGAACTGCTTATTCTTGGGGGGAACCGAGCTGGAAAGACTGAGTATGCCGCTAAGAGGATAGCACAGGCGTTTGTGGGAACAGACTTATCTGGCAATATGCCGCCGTGGGTGCAGGAGAAGGCCAAGAAGCGTGGCATCAACATCTGGTGCTTGCACACGACCCACATGACAAGCGTGAGTATGCAGCAGAACGTGTTTCAGAAGTACTTGCCCAAAGAGCTAAAAGAAGCCAAGCGCAGCAAGCACACGCAGCTTAGTTGGACGCAAAAGAATGGGTTCTCGGATAACACAGCGGTTTATCAAGGCAACCAGATTTGGTTCTTGAACTACAGCCAGGATATTAAAGTGGTAGAAGGTGGCGAGGTGGACTTTGTTTGGTGCGATGAATTAGTGCCATCAGATTGGTTGGAAACGTTACGCTATCGCTTGGTAACGCGAAATGGGAAACTTATAGTCACCTTTACGCCCATTTTAGGATACACACAGACAGTTAAGGAATTTATCTCTACCAGCAAGATTAAGACTTGGAAGGAATCTGAGTTATTACCAAACAACAATGTGCTTGGAGTGCCAAAGGGGCACATGCCATATACCGCTGAGAGCGTGTATGGAAAACATGGCTGTATCTGGTTTCATTCCAAGTTAAATCCTTACAATAACTGGGAGCGCATGAAACAAACGCTCAAGAGCAGGAGCACACATGACATTAAGATTCGTGCTTATGGTTGGGCGGAACAAACGGCTGGCAGTCAATTCCCCATGTTTGGAGACGTAAACATCTTCCATGATAAGGTGACAGATGTTGCGCCAGAAGGCACAAACTATATGGTTGCTGATCCTGCCGGAGCACGTAATTGGTTCATGCTTTGGGCTAGGGTAGATGAATTTGGTACTATCTGGGTGTATCGAGAGTATCCTGACCAAAGCTACGGAGAGTGGGCCGTGCCCAGTGAAAAGGCTGATGGCAAACCTGGCCCAGCCCAGCGTCAAGGAGCGGGCAAAGGAGTGAACGAGTACACAGAGCTAATCTGGGACTTGGAGACTCATGCTGACAAACGTGAGGATATTGCTGAAAGATACATTGATCCTCGGAGTGCTGGAACAGAATCTGTGAGCAAGGAGGGCGGCGTGACTCTGCTTGATCTGTTATTGGATGCCAGTGATCCATTATATTTTACTCCTGCTGTAGCGGTGTCAGTTGATGAACGAGTTTTAATTATTAATGACCTGTTGTGCTATGATAGAGAGAAACCATTGCACAGTGAAACAAATCATCCTCGGCTAATGGTGCATGTAGACTGCCAAAACTTAATTTATTCATTGCGAGAATGGACAGGAGCAGATGGACAAAAGGGTGCTTCTAAAGATCCGATTGACGCGCTGGGTTATCTTGTGATAATGCAACCTAAACACACTAATAGCGAAAAGTGGAAAAAGCACTGGCAATCTGCCGCTAAGTGTGGAACTTATTAAATGATTACGTATGCCCAATTCTAAAACAGATCCACTAGCAATCGCTTCAGTTAAGCCTCATGTTGGGGATTTGTTGAATGAATATCAGCGGTCAATGGTTAATTCTAGCCAAGGTAACTTGGTTACTAAGTTTGATAACATTCGATTCTCTAGATGGTCAGGTCAAACTGATGACGGCAAAAAGCATAGTGAATCCCGCCCAGAAGGCAGTCCGGCATGGCCTTTTGAAGGGGCTTCCGATGTTCGCAATCGTTTGATTGACTCTAGCTGTAACGAACTTACAGCACTTTTGGTTAGCGCGTTTCAGAAAGCAGATATTCGGTCTACTGGAACTGACTTGACTGACATGACGTTAAGTAGCATTGCAACAACGCTATTGCATTGGATTAGAGACTCTAAAATGCCGCAGCAGTTGAGCAAGGAGGCTGAATTAGGGGCTCAATACGCTCTTCAGTACGGATGGAGTGCATTTTTTGTAGGCTGGCAGCAACACATTAGCAAACGCTCGCAGCCAATCTCTATGGATGAGATTATGCAGCTTGCCCAGCAGTCTGGAAGCCAGACGTTAATGGAGTTGCCGCAGCTAATCATGCAAGCTCCAGATCAAGCTGCTGACATTTTGCAAGCTGTTAAACCAGATATCACTCAGACAAATGCCAAGCGAATGGTTCGGGAATTGGCTGAAACAGGTCAAACATCGTATGATGAGGAGTATGTTTCACGAAACTTGCCAGAGATAGTAGCGTTAAAGCCTTGGGATGAGATTATATTTCCCCCAGAAGCTGCCGATCTGCAACGTGCGCGTGTTATTTTCCGCAGAACTTGGATGTCCGAGGTGGAATTGCGTGAGAAGATTACCACAGAAGGCTGGAATCCTGACTGGGTTGAACGTGCACTGCAATGCATTGGTAAAAGTAGTACATTCTACAATATCAACCTGTTGCCAACCACAAACATGCTTGTGTACAACGGCATTAACTACACCAACATGGTGGAAGTTGTGTATTGCTACACCAAGAGCATGGATGGCGATGCTCCGGCTATCTTTTTCACTGTAATCTGTCCTCAAGCAGCATCAAATCGTACTGAAGACGATTCT